TAAGAACTTATCATATGTATGATCTGTTCCCAACTCAGGTTTCCGCTATTGAACTTGCTTATGATGCACAAGGAATTCAAGAGTTCCAAGTAGAACTTCAAGTTCTTTGGTGGGAAGCAGTTAAAGGTGCTGTTGGTGGCGAAGACATTAACTAATAAATAGATAGATAATAAGTTAAAAATTATAATATGGCAAAACTTTTTGGTTTTTCTATTGAAGACAATAAAAATAAATCTCCTTCTATAGTTTCCCCCGTCCCTCAAACCAATGATGACGGGGTTGATAATTATATAGCAAGTGGTTTTTATGGGCAGTATATTGACATTGAAGGAGTATATAGAACTGAGCACGATTTAATTAAAAGATATAGAGAAATGGCATTGCACCCAGAGTGTGACAATGCCATTGAAGATGTTGTAAATGAAGCTATTGTTAGCGATTTATATGACTCTCCCGTAGAAATAGAATTAACAAATGTCGACGCTAGTGATAAAGTAAAAAAAATTATTAGAGAAGAATTTAGATATATCAAAGAACTTCTTGATTTTGATAAGAAAAGTCACGAAATTTTTAGAAATTGGTATATCGATGGAAGACTTTATTATTTAAAAGTCATAGATATAAAAAAACCAGAAGAAGGGATCAAAGAACTTAGATATATCGATCCGATGAAGATGAGATATATCAGACAAGAAAAAAAATCTTCCAAAAAAGAAGAATTTAATTATTTAAAGTCAGGAGAAACTCAAAAAGCATTTTACCCTGATTTTGAAGAATATTTTACTTATACACCATCACCAGTGTATCCGACTGGAATGATTTCTGGGGCTGGAAATCAGAAATCAGTTAAAATTGCAAAAGATTCAGTTGCATATATTAACTCTGGATTGGTAGATAGGAATAAAGGTACTGTCCTTTCTTACTTACACAAAGCAATTAAAGCACTCAATCAACTTAGGATGATTGAAGATTCCCTGGTAATTTATAGACTATCCAGAGCACCAGAGCGTAGAATTTTTTACATTGATGTAGGAAATCTCCCAAAAGTAAAGGCAGAACAATACCTTAAAGAGGTAATGAGTCGTTATCGTAATAAACTCGTTTATGATGCTGGAACTGGAGAAATTCGTGATGATAGAAAATTCATGTCTATGATGGAGGATTTCTGGCTCCCTAGAAGAGAGGGTGGTAGGGGAACTGAAATTACTACTCTCCCAGGTGGTCAAAATCTTGGAGAACTTTCTGATGTTGAATATTTTCAGAAAAAACTTTATAGAGCCTTAGGAGTTCCAGAATCTAGAATTGCTAGTGATGGTGGATTTAATCTAGGTAGATCATCAGAAATTTTAAGAGATGAATTAAAGTTTTCAAAATTCGTTGGTCGTTTAAGAAAAAGATTTGCAAACTTATTTTCTGATATGCTGAGAACTCAGCTTATTTTGAAAAATATTGTTACTCCAGAAGATTGGGAAAGAATTAGTGATCATATTCAATATGATTTTATTTACGATAATCAATTTGCAGAATTAAAAGAATCTGAATTATTAAATAATAGATTATCAACATTAGCAACTATTGAGCCATATATTGGAAAATATTATTCCGTTCAATATGTAAGATCTAAGATTCTTCGCCAATCTGATTCAGAAATTATTGAAATAGATGAGCAAATTGAAAAAGAAATTGAAGATGGTACTATACCAGATCCTTCAACCGTTGATCCAATTACTGGTCAACCACTACCACAACCTGGGGAGCAGTCTGGAGAACAAGATGTTATGGGTATGGGTCAAACTGCAGAAGATCCAAATTTAAATTCATCTAACCAAGCAGACAATGCTCAGATGCAGAAAGACTTTAAAAAAGCAGAAATATAAATAAAAGATAGATATATAAATTACTTTTATGGAAGATATTATCGATTTGGTGGTTACTGATGCCTCCCCCTCTGAAATTAGCGATGCTATAAAAGCGGCTTTGTTCAACAAAGCTGGTGAAAAAATACAAGATCTGAGGCCAGAAGTTGCTACTTCATTATTTGGTGAAATTGATTCTAATGACACCTACCAGGAAGAGGAATAATGTCACTTACAAAAATTATTGAAACTGAAGTAACAACTGGCGCTTCAGCTGGAGCAGCAACTAGCATTGGTTCTGCAACTTGTGTACGGTTATACAACACTCATAGTGCTGATGTTACTGTAGCAATAAGTACTATAGTTGGGGCAGGAACTTCATTATATTTTACTATGCCTACTAAATCTGTTGAGTTTTTGCAAAAAACAGGATCGGATGTTATTTGGACTTCAACAGCAATTAAAGCAAATAAAGTAGCATTTACAAACTAAAATGAAACTCATCACAGAAGAAATTCAAAAGGTAGAATTCATTACCGAAGGAAAAGGTTCTAATAAGAAAATGTATATTGAAGGAATTTTCCTTCAGGGTGATATTTGTAACCGTAATGGAAGAATGTATCCAATGGAAACTCTTTCCCGTGAGGTAAAGAGATATACGGAAGCATTCGTTAATAAAGGTCGTGCTCTTGGAGAACTCGGTCACCCAGATGGTCCCACAGTCAATCTTGATCGTGTCTCTCATAAAATTGTTTCTCTGACTGCAGAAGGAACAAACTTTATAGGTAAGGCACAACTTCTAGAAACACCTATGGGAAAGATTGCAAAATCTCTTATTGGTGAAGGTGTTTGCCTTGGAGTTTCTTCCCGTGGCGTTGGTTCACTCAAAATGACCAACGAAGGTCATAAAGTTGTCGGTGAAGACTTTATGCTTGCAACTGCTGCAGATATCGTTGCCGATCCATCAGCACCTGATGCTTTTGTTCAGGGAATTATGGAAGGTAAAGAGTGGGTTTGGGAAGGAGGAATTCTTCGTGAAAAACTCGCAGAATCAACAAAACGTAGAATTAATACGTTAGTTGATCAGAAAAGATTAGAGGAACATAAACTCAATCTCTTCAATGAATTTATTTCAAATTTATAATTTAATAAATAAATATAGATTATATACAAAAACAATCTAAAACAAATGTCCGTTGGTAGAAATTTACAAGAAATGGAAAACGTAGTAACCAAAGGGGCTGCACCTGCCGAACCTATGCAACATTTAACCACAGGTATTCCTGCTGGGCAATCAGGTAGCTGGGAAGATTTAGGTGGTCCTACTCCAGAAAATTATCGTCCAGATGACGATTCTGCAAAGATTAAGGATCCTGCAGCAATTCTTGCTCAAGTAAGAGATGTTGTAAACGCTAAAGCAGCGGCTGCAGAACCTATGAAAACTATGGCCAAAGAAGAGGTCGAAGAAGATGAAGAACTCGTCGAAGACGAGGTTGAAGAAGATGGTGATGAGGAAGAAGTAACCGAAGGTTCTCACTACGAAGGTGGTAAAGAGGACGAAAAGGAAGAGAAAGGTGAAAAGCCTCATAAGGAAGGTAAAAAAGAAGATAAAGATAAAGAAGATAAAGAAGATAAAGAAGAAATGGGAGAAGAGTTTGACATCGAAGAAGATGTTAATGCTCTCCTAGAAGGTGAGGAGCTTTCTGAGGAATTCCAAGAGAAAGCACGCACCATCTTTGAAACAGCAATCAAATCTAAAGTTGCTGAAATTAAAGAATCACTTCAAGCTTCATATGAAGAAGCACTTGTAGAAGAAATCGTTGCTATTAAAGAAAGTCTTACTGAGCGTGTTGATGCATACCTTGAGTATGTTGCTGACGAGTGGATTCAAGAGAATGCACTTGCAGTCGAGCACGGTCTTAAGACTGAAATGACTGAATCATTCCTCTCAGGAATGAAGCAACTTTTTGAAGATCATTATGTAACAATCCCTGAAGATAGATATGATGTAATCGAGAGTATGGTAGATAAACTTGATGAAATGGAAGGAAAACTCAACGAGCAAATCGAAAGAAATGTTGCTCTCAATAGAAGATTAGCAGAGTCAGTTGCTGATGTAATTTTTGCAGATGTCACTGAGGGTCTTGCACTTTCTCAGAAGGACAAACTCGCTTCTCTTGCGGAAAATGTTGAGTTTGATGGTGAAGCAAACTATCGTGAGAAACTGGTAACTCTGAGGGATTCATACTTCCCAACCAGATCAACTGGTACTCAAAGAGATGCAACAGAGACTTTAACAGAAAGCACAGATTTACAAAATCAACAACCAGTTGTTGGTGGAAGAATGGCTGCTTATCTGGATACTCTGGGAAGAGTTTCTAAAAAGTGATTTTTAAATTATAAGGACTCAAACTAACAATTTTTTAAAGAGGTAAAATCAAATGCAAATGTTCAATGCAGAGCATCTGCAGGAGAAGTGGGCACCAATCCTTGATTATCAAGGAATGGATCCGATCAAAGATTCACATCGTAGAGCGGTAACTGCTATCCTGCTAGAGAACCAAGAAAGAGAACTCCGTGAAGAGCGTGAGTTCCTTTACGAAGGTCCAAACGTAAGTACAAATTCAAGCGGATCAACAATCGGATTTAGTGGCAATGCTCCTGCTGCTGGTCCTGTTGCAGGTTTCGATCCCGTTCTGATCTCACTGATCAGACGTTCAATGCCTAACCTGGTCGCATATGACCTCGCAGGCGTTCAACCAATGAATGGTCCTACTGGACTGATCTTTGCAATGCGTTCACGTTACGCAAACCAAAGCGGTACAGAAGCATTCTTCAACGAACCAAATTCTTCGTGGTCTGCACAAGGAGATGACTTTAATCTCCACTCAGATCCATACACCCTGAATACAACCAACACTGGAAACGGTGAGTCGGTTGGTTTCGGTACCACTGCAGCTCAAGCAGGCACCAACCCAGGTCTTCTGAGCCCAGATTCAGACGCTACTCAAGCAGCATATACTGTTGGACGTGGCATGAATACTGAGGATGCTGAGGGTCTTGGTTACGGTGGTAACGAGTTCAACCAGATGGCATTCTCGATCGAGAAAGTCACCGTTACTGCTAAGAGCCGTGCTCTGAAAGCAGAATACAGCCTTGAGCTTGCTCAAGACCTGAAGGCAATCCACGGTCTGAATGCTGAAGCGGAATTAGCAAATATTCTC